CGGCACCGGCAAGGACACCGTGCGATCGATTCTGGAGGGGCAGTACGACCTCGACGGCATTGCCTTCGCGGACCCGATCCGCGACATGCTGGGCGTGCTGTTGGCCACCGTCGGCGCCGACGAGGGGTGGATGACCGAGCGTCACCTCAAGGAGGTCGACATCCCCCAGCTCGGCGCCAGCTACCGCAAGCTCGCGCAGCTGCTTGGCACCGAGTGGGGGCGCGCCATCGACCCAGACTTCTGGGTGCGCATCGCCGCCGCCAGGGTCGAGCTCTGCAAGAACTTCGACAGCGCCGGCGTGGTGATCAGCGACGTGCGCTTCCCCAACGAGGCGACCTGGATTCGGTCGCAGGGCGGCGTCCTGTGGCGCGTGATTCGCCCGGGCGCGGCGCCGGTGCGATCGCACGCCAGCGAGGACCTGATCGCCAGCCTGCAGCACAACTACGTGATCGACAACCGCGGCACGATCGACGACCTTGACGTCGCCGTGAGGGCCGCCATGGCCCATCTCAGGGAGGCCCCGTGACCCTCGAGGTCCTTGGCGTGGTGTCGTTCGTGTTTGTCGCGTGCTTCACGGCGCGCGCCTACGCGAACAACGCGGGGCCTGGGCAGACTCCACGCGGCGCGATCATCGAAGCCTGGCTGAACATCGCGGTCGGCTTTGCGGTGAACTTCGCTGCCAACTTCCTGCTGCTGCCGCTGGTGGGCGCGAGCTTCACTGCGGCCGAAAACTTCACTCTCGGCTGGATCTACACCGCGATCTCAATCGTTCGGCAGTACGTGATCCGCCGGTACTTCAACAATGCCATCCACAAGGCCGCCGCGCGAATTGCCGGCGGGTACTGACATGACTGAAAAGACCAACTTCCTGCGCACTGCCGACTGGCTCGCCGGCTGCGGCAAGGAGCCCGGCAACAAGCAGCACCTGGCCACTCAGATCGGCGTGCACCTCGAGGAGTGCATGGAGCTCATCGACGAGCTGATCATCACCGGATCGGTCGCCGACAGCGAAAACCTCTCCGCGGCAGCCACGACCATCAAGGGAGTGGCGCACCGCCTGAAGCGGGGCACGACCGGGGTCAACATCAGGAACCGCGCCAAAGCGCTGGACGCGCTGTGCGACTCCGAAGTGACCGGCAACGGCGTGGCATTCCTCGCCGGCTTCCATAAGGAGGAGGCCGACCTCCGCGTGCTGCGCAGCAACGACTCAAAGCTCAACGAGGACGGCACGCCGGTCATCCTGCCTGGCGGCAAGATCGGCAAGTCGGCGCGGTACGTCCCGCCGTTCCTCCTGGATCTCGTATGAGCTTCGGTATTGGCGCGCTGCCGGGCACGCCGAAGAACACGCTCCCGCTCAAGGAGTGCTCCAAGTGCGGCCAGCACAAGGAGCCCGCTGGTGGGGTCCAGATTGGTCCCGGCAAGTGGCGCTGCCATGAATGCTGGATCAGATTCACCCTAAGGAAGAAGTGACATGGGCATCAAGGAAAGCATCGATGGGCTGTCGGAGGACCTCCGCGAGATCCTGTCATCGACGGCCGCCGCGCGCGGGCCCGAGATGGCCAACGCCGTTGCGCTGACCTTCGAGGCGCGTCAACTGGTCGACGTTGTGCGCAATTTGGCGCACATGGTCGAGCGCGGCAATGAGGAGTACGCAACACATCTAGTGGGCATTGCGCAAGACTTGCTTACGGCCATGCTCTCGAAGGCTCTGGCGCACCTTGGTCAAGAGAAGATTGAAGAGGCGCTGAAGATGAGCGAGCAACTGGACCAGCGGCGCGACCGCGTCATCGACAGCGTGCTGCAAATAATGCAGGGTGGCGGAAGATGACCACCAAGCTGCAGCGCGCAGCCTCCGCGGCCGTAAAGGCCTGGTGCAAGCAGGCCCGCATCAAGCTCACCGGAGATGTCCGGCACGTCCACCCGCGCAGCTACGTCGTCGGCCGGGTGGCGCCGTCCTGCCTGATCGTCGCGGAGTGCTGGGCAGACAGTGAGCCCCAGATGCTGGAGTCTACTCGCCAGCACCCGCTTACCATGGTCCACACATTCGACCCCTCGCTGAACGCTGGGGACTGGTGCATCACGGCCTACATCTCCACGCCGGGGACAGGCGAGCGCGTCGCAGTTCCCATACCGGAGCCCAGGTGATGGCGCGCGAGGCGCAAACGAGGCTGGCATGAGGATTGACCCGAAGGCCGCGTTTCAGGTGTGCGACGTGGTTGAGACCGACTACAGCGGGAAGGCTACGCGCCACATCATCTGGGAGCGCTTCCTCACCCGAAATGGCCAGAGCGGCGTTTGCTACAGGGTTGTGCCGCCGGTCAACAAGTCGGGGGGCAAGCGCGCCAAGATCGATCACGGGTGGTTTAGGCGCATTGGGAGTTTTGCGCTCGACCCAAGCGACCAGCTTGTCTTCATCAGGGGCGGGAAGGAATGATCTACAGCGTCGCCCAGGTGGCCGAGATGCTCGGCTGCACCCAGGAGATTGTGGTTGAGCGCATCTACGCCGGCGAGCTGCCCGGCGCCAAGTTTGGCCGCGGGTGGGTGATCCCGGCTGACGCACTGCGGGTGCGCCTCAACGAGATCGCTCTCGAGCACGCAAAGGCTCGGCGCCAGGGGCCGTCGCCGATCAGGCGCAGGCCCGCACCCGCCCTTCCCGTCAGAGCCTTGCCGCGAGATCCTCGGCCCTGAAGCTGGCGTATCGGGCAGGCATCGGGCTCTTGACCGACCAGCCCATGATCTTGCGGATCTCGCCCTCCCGGAACAGCCAGTTGCCGTCATCGGATCGCATCTCGAACCACCGGCATGTCGCCTCATGCCGCAGGTCATGCTCGGTCAGGTCAGCCAGGCCGGCATAGTCGAACAGCGTGCCGAACCGGCGCGAGAGCTTTGCGGTCACGCGGTCGAGCTCCTCGGGGTCGCCGCTCCAAAACGGGAAGACGGGCTGATCGGCCGGGATGTCCTGCACCCAGGCGGCCAGCAAGGGGCGCAGATGGCGCACCAGGGGCACGTTTCGGAACTCAGGCACCCCTGCCCTGGATTTGCCCGATTGGACGCGCACAAAGGTCTCTGACACCTGCCTGCGGTGCAGGGTGTAGGCCTCGCGCAGCCGGATGCCGGTGTTCAGGATCAGCAGGAACAGCAGCCTGAAGGCCGGATCAACCTGCAGGGGCCGCTCCCGGTCCGGCCGCCGCTCGCCATCCAGCACGCGGGCCAGCACAGCCTCTTCGTTGGGCAGCAGGCGCCGGTCCCGCTCCAAGTCCGACTTCACCACCGCGCTGGTTCCCTTGATGGCCTCGGCGTCTCGAGCGGTGTAGGTGGCGTACCCCTTGGGCAGCAGCCGCAGCGGGTTGGCCACCTGGATGTCGGGGTGCGAGCGCAGATACCAGTCCAGCGCCCTGGCTAGGCAGCCCACGCGCTTGCGGATGGTGCCGGGGGCCAGGTTGGTCTTGCGCTTGAGGTGGGTCACCCACGCCTCGGCCCACTTGTAGGTCAGCTCGTCCAGGCGCATGCCGCCCAGGTCGGCAAGGACGTGGTTCAGGACGTCGTCGTCGGACCCGGACAGATCGCCCTTAAAGCGCCAGGCGCGCACAATCTCGGCGACGGAGTCGAGCGGCTTGACCTTGGTGTCGATGAATGCCGCGGGGACGATGCCGTCGGCCAGAAGGCTCTTGGCCTGGTCGCCGTAGCTGTGCGCCTCGGCCTCGTCATCGAAGGTGAGGTAGACATCCTTGGGCAAGAGCTTGCTGCGGATGCGCAGCTCGAACTTGCCGGATTTGGTCTTGCGAACGAAAGCCATTGTCGACTCGGGTGGTCAGGGGGCGCACGCAGACAAACTCGCGTAGACCAGGAACGTATCAGACCAACAGGGGGTTGACCACCCAAGCCGGGTGGTCGCGAGTCGAAATCAGGGGTGTTTGAGGCGAAAAAAGAGCCGCTCGCGGCGGCTCGGTTTTGCTAAGTGCTTGATTTGCTTGGAGGCGCGAGCCGGAATCGAACCGACGTACACGGCTTTGCAGGCCGCTGCCGGCCTTTGTTTTCAACAACTTGCACGGTCACCGCCAGTCGACACTAGCAAGTGCGCCAGAGCGCGTACAGCGCGCCTCCAATTACCACGGCCAGCGCCGGGTGCGATGCGGCCAGGGTGACGAGGCCGATTAGGATGGAGACTCCGCAGATGGATGGCCAGCAACGCATCGCCGATTCTACTGAACCGTTGCGCGCGTGCAACAAAAAAAGACCGCCCCGAAGGGCGGTTGCGAATCGTCGTCAGTGGTCGCGAAGTGCCGACACTTCGCAACGTCACATCACTGGGCGCCCTCAGACTCGAGCTGCTTCTTGACCGCGTCGCGGATCTCCTTGGGCGCGGTGGCGGCGACGCGCTGGGCCTTGGTCTTGTTGGCCTCTTGCACGCGCTTGTTGATCTGCGCCTCGTCGATCCTGATCTTGCTCTCGGGGTTCTTGCGGTTCCAGTCGGCGATCTCCTCCTTGGCCTCCTGGATGAGGTCGGGCTTGCGCTCGATGCGGCCGCGTGCCCACTTGTCCGCGATCTCGGTCTCGCGCAGCTTGTTCTGGCCCACCAGGTTCGCCTGGGTCATCGTGGCGCCCTGCACCTGCGCGACAGCCCGCGGCTGGAAGCCGATCGACTTGGCCAGTGCATCCCAGCCGTCGGTGTCGACGACCTTGCGGCCCTTCATGTCGCGGTAGTAGCCCATCTGCGCCATGTCCCACGCCTTGATCGCGTTCTGTGCGGCCACGGGTGCCAGCGCCTTGGCGGCCTCCTTGACCTCGCCTTGGGCCACGTTGGCCATTGCTGTACCGATGTTGGCGAACAGCGTGCCGGCCGGGCCCACGACCTCGAGGAAGTCGCGGCCGTAGTCGGCCTTCTTGGTGAGGGTTCCCGTGCCCGGGAACAGGTTGCCCAGGCCCATGCGGCCCGAGATGTCGATCGGCACGCCAGGCAGGCCGGACAGACCGCTCATGACGAACTCGGCGCCGGACTGGCCCAGGAGCGACGCGAAGAATTCCTTCTTCGCCTGCTTGCTGTCGAAGCTGCGGCCGAGCACGCGCTGCATGAAGCCGTCGATCACGTCGTCCAGGTCGTCGGCACCAGGCAGGCCACTCATGCCGGAGGTCAGGAACAGCACGCCGAGCGCCAGGCCGACGGCCTTCTTGCCCTCGGGCCCGTTGCCCCACATGCGGCGCAGGAACTCGACGTAGGCGATCGAATACTGCTTGAACGTAAAGAGGGTGCCGCCGACCGCACCGCGTGCCCACTTCGGTTTGTTGCCCTTGTTGTAGACGCCCTGGGTCTCGGCGATCGCTTGCTCAGCGAACGCCATGGGGTCAGGCATACCCTGGTCGCGGGCCAGCTTGTAGGCGGCGATGAAGGTCACGCGGCGGTTGAACTGCTCGGCGGCCGAGAACAGCTTGCCCCAGACCAGGCCGAGCTTGGCCATGCTGTTGTTGACCTTGGCCGCGGCGTCGCCCGCCTTGGTGCCGTCGCCGCTCTGCAGCGAGCCCCGGCCCTGAGCCTGGGCCATCAGCTGGTGCACCTCCTGCGGGCTGACGATGCCGAGCTCTTCGCCCCGCTTGAGGGCCTTCTGCAGGTCGTCGTCATTGCGAATGCCGCGCGACACCAGCTTGACGGCGTCTGCCATGCGCTTGGACGCGCCAACGGCGCCATCGAACTGGGTCAGGTACGGCAGCGTCATCGTGAACGGCTGGGTCATGTTGACCAGGGCCGACGCGATCGAGCCGCCGATGAACTGCGTGAACAGCAGGCCGCGGAGGGCTTGCGCCTCCTCCTGCGGGTTCTGGATGTACTCCACCAGTCGGATGGCTGCGTCCTTCACATCGCCGTCGGTCACCGCGGCGGCCGAGCGGCTGATCTCGCCCGCGTGCAGGTTGGTGGAGATCTGCCGTGCGTTGCTGTACACGAAGCCCGCCAGCACGCGCCCGGCGTCCTCGCTGAAGCCGTCGATGCCCTTGCGCTGGATCAGGCGCTTCATGGCCGAGCGGTTGGTCTTGGCCATCTTGAGGTAGGCCTGGAACACCTCCGACTTCGCGTCGACGCCAGACTCCTCCAGGCCCAGGCTCTCGCCGAACAGCGCCAGCGTCTCGGGCGTCACGCCGCTGAAGAGCTTGTAGCTCTCCTGGCTCATGGTGCCCGTGGTGACGGTGGCGTCGGGGTACTGCTCGCGCATCTCGCGCGCCATCTTGTTGGCGTCGCGCTCGTTCTCGAACATCGAGAAGTAGAGCTGCTCGCCATCCTTGCTGACGGCGTAGACCGTGAACTGGCCGAAGCGAGACAGCGGGGCGTAGCCGCGGGCCATCAGGCCGATGGCCTGGCCGGCCTTCTCCTTGATCGCGCGCTTGCTGTCCTCGAGCACCTTGGCGCGCTGCGGCTGCTGCTCGATGAGCTGGTCCAGGTGCGCGACCATGGCATCGAGTGCACCGTCCAGGTTGGTGGCCTCCAGTGCACGCTGGCGCACGCCGGCACCGTCGGTGCCCAGGTAGCGCAGCATGTCGGAGACGGCCAAGTCGGTCAGGCTCTTGTTGGTCGCCCGGCGGAACTCGCGGTACAGCTTGACCTGGCGGTCGTTCAGGCCGAACAGCTCGCGCAGTTCGTCGTTGGTGAACACCACGCCGGCCGTCGACACGTCATCGGTCTCGATGACGTTGCCCTCGTCGTCGCGGGTGTACTTCAGCGTGCCGCCGAAGATCGGTTCGCGCAGGGCCTTGACGTCCTCGGCCGACAGCGGGCTCTTGGCAATGTCCTTGAGCGTCTCGAGCTTGGGCAGGATCGACGGCGCCAGGTCGGCCGCGCGCGTGGCGTAGGCCGAGACGTCGTTGATGAAGCGCTGCACGGCATCGAACACGCGCTTGAACTGCGGGTGCTTCTGCGCGATGTTGTACTGCGTGCCGACAGAGCGATCCCACCAGTTCAGCTTCTTGCTCGTCTTGAGCAAGTCGCCGAGCCGGTAGTTGGTCGAGATCTTGAGCTCGCTCAGGTCGTCGAACCAGGGGCGGTCGGCGCTCTTCGTAATGTCCGAGTTGCTTGGGTCGAACGCGCCAGAGTTGCCGGTGGCAGATTTGATTTGGGTGGGTCGAAACACGGCCCAGGTTCGCTTGCCCCCCGGGGCCCGCTCGGTCACTGGGGAGCCGCCAAAAACCGAGGCCCCGCCCTCGATCATGGAATAGCCGTCGTAGCCTTTGGAGATGGCGTACTCGATGAAACCCGGGTAAGCCTCGAAGGCCTCCCAGCGCTCGTTCATAAACGCCGTCTTTGCGAGGTCGAACTTGCGCCTGTCGCCTCCCGTGGCTTTGTTGTAGAAGGGCTCGAAGTCGGGCCAGCTTTCTGGCGTGACGGGGCTCTCGACGCGCAAATAGACCGGGTACGTTACAGGCGCCTCGCCAGTCTCTCTTTTCCCCCATACGCTGTAGAAGCCCGTGTACTCGATGTCTTCTGCAAAGAAGATCGCTCGGTGTCCCGCCGCCACGCGGTCAGAGATTGGCTCTCGCGGGTTCATCAGCGAGCGCACGACAGCTTCGGCGGGCCGGCCCCTCTTATCAAGAACCTCCATTCCGCTGGCGTAGTTGACAACAACCTTGTCGCCGGCTTCGAGCCACATGGCCAAGAGGTGCTCGTTGCCGCTCAGCTTCTCGGTGCCGCGCAACTCTTTCCATCCCGGGCGCTGCTTGCTTGGGGCGCTTTTCAGGCCCTCCCATAGCCTCGGCTTAAAGTCGAATCTCGTGATCGATGGGTTTTTGGACCCGTGGTACACCACCAGCGGCCGGCCCTCCGCATCGACCACCTTGCTGTCACCAAACCAGCGCTTGAACTCGGCGCTGTCGGTGTCGCGCTTCTCGCTGGCCTGGACGCGATCGGCGGACTTGGTGATGTCGGCCCCCGGCCGCCACACCAGATCTTTGCCGCCCTTGCGGATTGGCGTGAACCCGTTCTTCTT